TCTGGCGTTCCCTCTGACCATTTTGAGATGGTGTTGAAGTCAATCTCATCCCCTATCGTGACTACTTCGTGCGGCTTAAACTTGGCTATAAATTGTGCTACATTCTTAACTGCGTGTCTATCATGAAATGGAACCTGTAAATCGCTAACGATTACAATTCGCTTCATTTAGTCCTCGTCATCATCCTCATAGGGTATGCGATCCACTCGGTCGGGGATCGATGGCAGAATCCAGTCAGGATAAGCGTCTTTGTCTGTGATGATTGCTAGAGACATATCAACAGCGAAACCTGCTCGCCTTAATGCGCGATACATCTCATGCAGACTAATAGCCCATTGATCTAATTGAGTATAAGTGTCTAGGTCGATAACCTTTTTCTTAGCCATATTAAAATTATCTATCTAAGAGTATGTTATATATCTCATCGACACGCGCATGTAGCGCTTTAATTTCATTAAGTAAGTGAGTAATGACGAACCCGGCAAGGCCACCGATTACTGCTAGGCTTGCAAAGTAGAAGGCAAAAAAGTCAGTCTGTGTCACTTTTTAGGGCTCGCGTAGCCAAAGACTCCTGCGACGATCGAGCCTAGAATAGCGCGATAGTCTAAATCAAAGTTAGAGGTAGTTCCCCATACTGCGAGAAATGCGCCTACTGCGATTATGGCTGGATGTTTGATGTTCATGCTGTGCCTCCTAGTAACGGGATATTAAAGAAAGAGCCGTCTTGATCGCCTTGCTTAGTGAAAGAGATATGGCAATGGGCACGATGCGGATTACTTCCAGAATACTTGCGCCAGCGCCAGCCCATGCGAGACGATGCAATTCGTCCCTCGAAGATAATGTAGGAGATTCGCTTCTCACCTGCCTTGGCTGCGAGTCGAAGCTGATCTGCAATATCGGGCATGAGATCGGGCTTGCCTGACTTATGTACATCTCGATCGATGTCAATCGCTCTGACAACCATCCCTGCCTTTGGATCAGGGTTATGATCACTAGGACGCGCTGAATGACGGAGATCGCCGATCCAGCCATCGGAACGCCTATCACGATCTGGGAAGGTGTCATCGAATTGCTCTCTCAACTGTTGCCCAGCCTTACAGAGTATGGGCTTCATTAGAGCACTCCCATCGCTTAAGATCGTTAAGTAATAATTCTTCATGCCCACACTCGGGCATAGGTGCTATAAATGCGTCATCAATCGGATCGTAGGTATAGCCGATCCCTGCATAGTTATAGCGGATCTTATTGTTGTAGCTTGTCTTAACCCATGTACCGCCAAGGTTATCGATAAGCCATTGATAGCCTTCATCGCCTGATGGATCGTTATTGTCTCCAACTAGGACGCGAATGACTTTAGAGTCTGCATCTAATTCTGCCCAATGACTCATGCTGCATACCTCACAATCACAATGCCAGAACCGCCAGCGCCTGATGGATCAGCAGAACCACCACCGCCTGTGTTAGGACTTCCAGCTAAATTAGGTGTAGAAGGAAAAACGTTATCCCCACCACCGCCATTGCCGCCTGATGCGCCTGCTAGTGGAAATGCGTAACCTGCGCCGCCGCCAGCGTACCAATAAGTCCCTGATATGTTTTCTCCTGTACTTGTTGCCGCGCCCCAAGATGAATAAGCCGATGAGCCGTCTCCACCTTTAGCCGAAGCGGTTACTCCTGATCCAAATCCATTTGCGCCTGCCTGAGTCGCGCCACCACCGCCACCATTAAAGTTTCCACCGTTGTTACCTTGACCGCTAGTTCCTGTACCGCCGTTAGTGTTTACAGTTTCTGCGCCACCACCACCCGATCCGCCATTTCTTCCATTAGAACCTGTACCGCCAGATCGAAATCCACCACCACCACCGCCAACTGCTGAGGTAAGTGAGCCAAATTGTGATGATGTTCCATCATTGCCTACACCTGCCCCCGCTGGAAATGTACCGCCGCCGCCAACTGTAATGCTTTGATTAACTGAAAATGATTGCGATGTAAATGCAAGTAAACCACCTGCACCGCCGCCACCCGGTGAGGAAAATCCACCTGAGCCGCCGCCAGCGACAACTAGAATGTCACAGGTTAAAGTTCCGCCTGAGATGCCTAGAGTTCCGTTAGCAAGAAAGACCCTGTAGTTAAATCCGCCAGAGGTGTAAAGCGTTCCTCCTGTGACTGTAACTGGTGGGACAAAGGGAGCTAATATCCCTGCGATATTGTTAAGCATTATCCAATAGCCCCGAGAATGTACCAAGTGTCCACGGCCACTTTCACACAAGTCGCTGCCTTATTAGTGGCAAGGGTAGGAGAGGCTGCTACCGTGCCAGCCGATAGGACTGTAGTAGTGCCAGATGTAACGGCTGAGATGGTGCAAAGCCCAGCGCCTTTGTTAAGGATGGTAATGACAGATCCGACAGGGATAGCCGCCGTAGCATTGGTAGGGATCTTGAGGGCTACGGCTGTTGCCTTATTCATAGAGACTAGGACTTGATATGAGTCCACGATAGCGACTGTATAGTCATCGGTCTTATCGGCAATGACATCAAAGGTTACGAGGCCGTTATAGTCTGCCGCCGTAAAGATGTCGCCTGTTGTCGCTGGAAAGCCTGTTGCCATTGTTTTCTCCTAGTATCCCATAATGGATTGTCCGATTATACCGTAAGTCGAGGATCCTATGATGAATCCTTCTACTATAGGCTCAAGTGTTGTAACTGTGCATTTCATAGAGTTAGGGGTGATATCCCATGCCAAGCCCTGCACCTGCAAGGTTTTAACAATCGTACTCGAATCAGGCTGGACGTTGGTGATCTCTACATTGTCAAAGTACTCTAGCCCGATGATTGTGTCAGTAGGCACGTTAGGATCGAGTAGATCAATCGTCATGGCATCAATGCGGATCGTAGTCTCTTTACGAGTAGCGACATAGATGTCAGCGATATCCTGAACCTGAGCGTCTGTCTGCGCTATTAAGTTCTCAACGTTCATGCCATGAGGGAAGTACTTAGCGATAGAGTCCACATCCGTAGATGAGACTGTAGTACCACCTACTCGCTTCATCGTGGCATTGTTAATGATCAGCTTGTCATCAAAGGCGAATTTAAGATTAGCGTACGGAATGCCAGATGTCTGATTAAACTGGATAGGCGTAGTAGCCAGAGATCCTACTACCGCAGCACGATCCTTAAACTCTACTTCACCATCTGCTCTAAGGTAAAAGGCTCCCTGCTCTGTGAACTCTGCAACCTGAATCGCTGCAAGGCTTGACCGAGTAGTCGCTGGATCTGCCTGAACTGTTGTAGATCCTCCATCGATGATTCTCATACTAGAGGGAAAATCTACTTGGTCTAAAATCTTATCAATGCGTGTGCCAGTAGTCTGTCCGGCCGTTGCACTCGCTACTGTTGAGACGTTAGCCATAGCGAATAAGCGGAATGCATCCGAGCATGTAATATCGACATAACCTAACTCCTGCCCTTGAGGATAGGTGTACTTATAATCTGTGACATAACCTGAAAATAAGAATGACTGAGTAGTAGGTGTGGTAGCCGCTACGCGGATCTTACGGAGTGGAGTGAGATAGCCGAAGTATGGGCTGGCTGGATTCTGAGGGTTAAACGATCCGTCTTGATCGATTACTCGGACTGTGCAGTTACCTGCCTCATAAGTATCGCGCATAAGATTGCGGCCGCGACTGATCTTAATCTGGCGAGTCTGAGGACTAAGATCGATGACGGGCTCAGGAACTTCACTTGATGCGAACTGAGATACACCTATCACCCCATTGATCGGATCGCCGATAGTAAAAGGGAACCCGAAGGTAGCCCCTTGGCTAAAGTCGAAAGAGACCGAGATCGTGGCAGGTAATGTCATACTGGACTTAAATCAAATCGATTAGTTCTATTAACTGTGTTGAAAGATCCAGAGAGTGATGAATTGACGGATGAGTTACGAACTGCGCTACCTACAATATCGCCATCAAGATAGACCTGAATGTTTAGTAATTGATCGGCTGCTCTTTGTGCTGAATTTACTGCGGACATTAGTTCTAGCTGTGCATCTGTATATCCAGATGTAGGCACGAGAGAGCCTGCGCTTAATTGTGATACAGAGACCCCTAGTGATGAGGCTGTGTATGCTAGAAGGTCGGCAGGGATCTTCCAATGCTC